GAGGATCATCAGCTTGCACTCAGGATTGCCGAAGCACTCCGGAAGCATCCTCTGATAGGAAGGATCCTCAAGCTCGGAGATCCGGAAGTGTCTGCATTCGCAACCCTGGAGGGTGTTGAGTGCAAAGCAAGGATCGACTGGTATCAGGATCTTGATGACCATAAAAAGATCTCAACAGTCAGAGGAGGAGTTCCTTTCTCGGTGGACGCATCCGCGGTCCATCTTTATGACCTCAAGACAGTGAGCAAAGGTGTTGCCGAGCAGGAGGCGTTTAGTAGATATGTCGGCAACTATGGACTGCATGTTCAAGCGGCACTTTATTACGACGTGATCGCGACTGTTTTGGGATCACCTCCAGCGAGGTTTTCCTGGATTGCGGTGGAGAGAGATGCACCGCATCTCATGGCAGTTCATGCTGCCGATGAATGGCTGGAGATTGGACGGAAAATCTACCGTCAAAACCTCCAGAACTACTGTGACTGGATGCAAATGAATGTGTCTAGTCAAGAGCATATTAGAAACGCAGGTTACAGTGAGGATGAGCGTGTGCTTCCTGTACCTGCCTGGATACGACAGGATTACGATTATGCCTAATGAAACATCATCACTAACAATCAGGGAGACGATGAATCCCACAGCACCAGCACCAGTCACGGCATCTCCGGCAGTTGCCGCAAAGATCGATGAGTTGGAGTATGAGACGCGTCTCATCGACTACGACTGGCGGATGAGTACCGCGTTCGCCAAGTCCGGAGTCTCCGGCATGTGGAAATCGCAGGAGGCGATATTCACTGCGATTCAAATCGGCAGGAGATACGGATGGACTCCGGTTCACAGTCTCCAGAATTTGTATCCGCTACAGGGATCCGCTCACTTCAAGGCAATCAGTGCCATGGGATTGGTGCTGCCACATGCAGACAAGCCGCCACGGGTGAAGCGTGAGGAGAAGGACGGACGACCCTACTCCTGCACAGTCATCTACACGAGGAAGGGAGTGAAGACTGAGAGGACATTCTCGATGGATGATGCGAAGCAAGCCGGGTTGGTGAAGTCCTCCGGCTCGTGGGCGTTCTACGCTGCCAACATGCTGTACTGGCGTGCAGGAATGTTCGCAGCAAGAGAAGCGTTTCCGGATGTACTCTCTGGGATCTACGCAGTGGAGGAGATTGCGAACATGAGTGCCGAGGATTACGAGCGTGGTGCGCGGGATATCACTCCGGAGGATGATTCCACAGGACTCAAAGATCAGCTTGATGCGATTGCGTTTGATGGAATCTCGGATCCTCCTGATGAGTCTCCTGATCCAGACACGCTGATCGGAGAAGATCAGGTGGAAACAGAATCACAGGCACAGACAGGGCTGTTGTGAGAACGGATAACTCAAACACTCACACGACTGCAAGCGAGATTCAGTTCCTGCGCTCTGCACAGGTTCTGATTGCAGAGCGGCAGCATAGTAAAAAAGCCGCAGACATCACGACACTGGAACTTGCGAGAGTTGCAGAGCGTGAACTTGGCGACTGGTATCTGAAGTATTTACTTGCTGCGAAGCTCAGAGTGAATTGGCTGGAGATGGATCGAGATGCGATTCTCTCGGAGGCCAAAAAACTACACAACCGATATCGTTGAAATTGCCCGTCCGGTCATGCCGGTCGATCCTTGGCCGCCAGTTTGTGTACTTCTGGCCAGGTCAAAAAACGGTGCGGTAACCGATACGCCTGAGGGCTGGTCTGATACATTGCCAGCGTTCAGATCATAGGCAAAGGTGCCGGGCGGGTTTACAGATTAATTGAAAGGACACAATGGACTACGACGCATGGATCCTCCAGACTCCGGAAGAATACAACGGATACACCGATAAGAGATGCGAGTCTTGTGGAGAGGTCTTCGACTCTCCTGCATCCGATGATAGTAACACCTGCACCGACTGTGAGGAGGACGAGGCATGATTGTCATCATTAACTGGTTCAAATCGTTGATGCCCACAGAGGGTGGTCAGAAACAGATCCTCTGGGATAAGGAGCTAGAGGGTGTGGAGGATGACATCTCACGACTCCGTGAGGAGATCTGGGAGCTGAAACACAGACTCTCAGAGTTGGAGGATGGACTACGTGAGGAGAGACATGAGCGCTACATGCTAGGAGTGCGTTTCAGACGCTTGAGGAAGACACTGAAGACGCAGGGAATTACAATGGATTTACGGACAACGGAGGAAGATGTTGTATAGAGTGCATTATTGCCGAAACATCTGCGAAAGCGTAGGTTTCGAGTGGTTCTCAACTAAAGTTGAGGCATTATGGGCATTACAGGCATGGTATAAGGAAAACCGGTATGACGAGTTCCGCGCATCATCTTCATTCCCAGAAGGAGAAAAACATGAGAAAGCTTGGGAGGATCTTCTTTTGCGGAACTTGCAATCTTTCAAAGTGCCAGGAGGAAAGAAAGGTCTGCTGAAGTTCCTAAACCGGGAAGCAGTATATGCAGATAAAGGGAGCGCATGAGCTACATCAAACTCCATCGGAAACTATTATATTCAGAATGCTTTAAAAAGCCGGAGCATTTGAAGCTCTGGATCTACTGTTTGCTGCGTGCAAATCACGAGGATAAGGTGATTACTCACGGAGGCAAACTGGTCAAAGTCCTGCGCGGAAGTTTTATTACCGGCAGGCATAAAATTGCAGAGGATACAGGTATAAGTGAGAGGAAAATACGGACGTTTTTGGAGTCTAAAAAAGCGACCAAGGATTTGACCATCAAAGCGACCAAGCAGTATTCGGTCATAACCATCTGCAATTACAGCGATTATCAGGATGATGATGCAGTGAGCGACCAACAGTCTGACCAGCAGGATAGCCACAAACAAGAACTAACTAGAGATCTAGTAAGTAAAAGAATAGTCCGATTTCGGAAGAAATCTGAGGGATCTGGAGATCCTGAGTTCGATGTTTGGTGGGATAATTATAAAAACGCGGTTGCTACACCTCCAGGAGGAAGAGCAAAGGCGCTGGTCAACTATAAAAGTTGCAGGATGACCTTCAGCGTGGAGGAAATAAACGTGGCAACTCGTAATTATTTACTGGAATGCAGGAAATTCAACTATCCAACCAAGCATGGCAGCACCTTTTTGAATCCCACAAATGAACTGATTGAACAGTATCAATCTGAACAAACCAGTAACCAAACAGAGGAACACCATGAATCCGTACTCGACCAAGAGTTTCACCGCATCAGATCCGCAGCATCAGCGCATGGAGGATCCTGAGATCCCAATGACCCATGCACAGTACGAGAAACTGTTGCAAGGATTGAAAGCATGTGAAGTCAACTACAAGTCTCAGATGCAACGCCTGGGAGCAACAACATCAGGAGAACTCAGACTGTGGGCAAAGAACCTGAGACAGCTTGCACCCTGGCAGATTGAAGATGGTTTTCAAATACACGTCAGGAACTCTCAGTGGTATCCAACGGCTGCAGATATCATCAATGCATCTGTTAATTACCCGCAGCCAAAAGCATCAGAGCGTCCGTCCGATGCCCTCGCGCTTCCTGAACCGGAGCGCAAAACAGTGCCGATGCCTCCGGAGTTTCGGAGTAAACTGAAGGCACTTTTCCAAACCGTATGAAGAGAAGAAGAAGATGGCAGATAAAACATACATCAATAAGTGTGCAATCAAAGAGAAGATCTTTGATAACGGAGGACGACTCATAAATGCTGCGTTCAATGTTGCAGAATTGAGCCAGCATGCAAACGCCGAGGGATGGGTGAGGATTGTCATTGCACCACGTCGGCAGCCAGACGAGAAGGGCAAAACGCACTACGCCTACAAGGACCAGTGGGAACCTAAACCACAGGATCCACAGGCACAGCCACAGGCACAACCTCAGCAGGCCCAGGCACAGCCAAGGTATCAGGATCCAGAGCAGGACGTGAGAGATGGAGTGCCGTTCTGATAGAACACACCCTCTGAGTGCAGAGGATCGGTTCCGGAGGAAGTACCCTTTAGGGATCGAAAAAGACTTTGAAAAGAAATACGGGCATTTCCCTACCACAAAAGAGATGATAACTGAAATTGCAAAACTGAAAAGGACTGGGAAATGGACCGGTATGGACGTGAACAACAACCTACGCGACTACAATGCCTAGAATCCGCAAGATGACATCAAAGGTCTGCGAGGAATGCCAGGCGACCTACACGATTCCTGCACACCGTGTTAAACAGAAATACTGTAGCCATGCCTGTGCAACAAAGAATGTCTCTGGAAGAAGGAAAATCAAACCGAATGATGCACAACTCCAAGGACATCGGAATGCAGTGGCCCTGGCGAAGCATAAGGCAGAAGAACAGCCAGATCCAACACCAGATGAAGTGAAGGATGCAGTCAGGATGTTTCTGGATGAGGGAGGTGTGATCAAAACCATGGAACCGCAGCCGAAGATTGCACTCCTCAACCATGAGAAAGAGGATGAACTCGAACTGATCCATACTGTACTCAGTGCAGTCATACCGCCAGATCCGTTGAAATCTCCATGATTAAGGAGGAAACTCCTGCCGGTGCTTGATCGAGTGGAAACTCCAGAGTAACCTGAGCCTTGGATCCTGTTCGTCCAACGAGCGTCGGAGGAAGAACAGTCCGGACTCCGGCGCTCACCACAATACCAACCAACGGAGATGATCATGCCAACAAAAAAGCAGGGATATAATGCACGTCTTGATGAAAGACTCGGTGCTAAAAGAGGGAAGCAATCCACGAAGAAAATGAGCGCTGCTGGACGTAGGAAAGTCTCAAAAGCAACAAGAAAACCCAAAGGTTCCTATGGGTTCTCTAAGAAGAAATAATACCTCTCTCTACTAGCATTGTGTGTATATATATATCTAAGAGGGTGTAGATAGTGTTGAAGACTGTAGCTAGTCCATGCTTGAATAAAGGATTACTTCCTAAACGTAATAAACGTAAACTTAAAGTCAGGTAGGGTGAAAGCCGTCCGAACCTGCCCTTTTGGGCGAACGCCTCTGGAGATATGAATGATCATTAGACCGTTCAGCCGAGGAACCTCATGTGCGCGAGGGAGTTTGGCAAGTAGATTTTCAGCCGACTCCACCCGTTTGGTGTTCTTCATGTGCGCGGTGGAAGTAGAGTGATAGTGCCTAGTAAATACTATAGAGAAGAGACAAGAGAATTGAATAGACAAAGAAAAGCTAAGGCTTTAATGAAACAACGGCTAGATGATCACATAGCTTATCACATTGAAAAGAATCAGTTAGAAACTGATAGACTGATAGAAGAAGATGGGTAGACCAGCATTTCTAATTACTCCTGAAATACTGGAGAAAACTGAGCGTTTAGCAGCTCAAGGTCTTAATCAGGTGCAGATTAGTGCGTGTTTAGGGATAGTTCAGAAGACCCTCATTGAGAAGAAACGAGCCTTCAGTGCATTTGGTAATGCCATAAAGCTGGGCAAGGCAAAGGGTATTGGAACCGTTACAAATGCGCTGTTTGAAAGTGCGAAGAATGGATCTGTTCCGGCGCAAATATTCTTTCTGAAGAATCGAGATCCGGAGAATTGGAAGGATGTTACGGCACACAGTGTCTCTCTTGTTTCCAAGATGAGCGATAGCCAATTACTCTCTGAGGTTCGAGCAGACCCAGAACTTGCGAAAGTCCTGGAGTCATCGCCAGTAATCGAGTCAACCGACCACGAAGTCGTGGGATAACCAATGTGGCGGATGTACATTCCGCCACGCAAACAATGATATCAGTGACTTACGAGGATGGCAGCAAAATGTACCGTCAAATATACCGACAAAAGAGAGCAGCCGCTGCTGCGAGGCTATCGGGATGCAGACCTGCCCATGATCCTCGACTCCTGGCTCAGGAGCGGTCTCCAGTACCCGATCTTCACCTCGGAGTGCGGACGACCACCCATCCGGCTGAGGGTACCCGGTACCCTCCTCCTCTCACAATCTCGCACACTCCTAAAAACCTTAATTCCAAAAACCCATGTATTAGTTTTATGCAATCCAGAGGACGAGGATCACATCATGGGATGGGTGTGTTATGAGGAGGAGTCTCCATGTTTACATTTTTTATTTATAAAGTTTAATTTCAGAAGAATGGGCATGGGCAAGAGATTATTATCAGAAACAGGATTACCAGAGTCTCCAGATGAGTGTGAGGTAAGTTGGCGAACACCTGCACTCAATTTTTTCACAAAAACCCACAAATGGATCTGGAATCCATTTAGGAGTTGGCTATGAAAGTAGGAAGAGTTCAGTTTATAAAACCAGTTAGTATTCCACATTACAACGTGGTTGAAGGATTAAACTACAAGAGTCACAACCACGAGTTGGACATGGAGTTTGACGGAATGGTCTTAACCATTCGTGGAATGCCTGAGCGATTAAAGGGAAGGTTAGTAGAGGTGTGTGTTCCAATCTCGAACATCGCCGGATATCTTTCAATGGATGCAGAGTTAGAATGGACAAGAGAAGATGAGCGCAGGAAAGCAGCACTTGAAGCGTCCAGACATTCGGGACAAGAAGCGCGGAACACGTCGGGAGCGGATGCACGACTTGGATCTAAATCCACAACAGCGAGCGCTTCTCGAAAACCTGGTCGCCCGAAAAAGAACAAAGGAAATTGAGGCAACTCGTTTAAGAGAGGCATCAGAATCTTTGCGAGAGAGTTTATTTGAGGAGCAGCGCATTTTCTTTGATTCACCAAGAAAGAAGAAACTCGCAAGATGTTCGCGTCGTGCAGGCAAGACTCATCTGAGCGCAGTGATCTTGTTATGTGCTGCAATAGAGTATCCAGGGAGTTTGGTTCCCTACATCACTTTGAGCATGAAGAACGCAAGGAGGATTTTGTGGGCAACCTTGCACGAGTTAGATTTGAAGTTTGGATTAAACTTGGAGTTCCGTGCAAATGATCTGACTGCAACCTTGAGCAACGGTTCACAGATCATCTTGGCAGGCGCAACAGATTACGAGGAGATTCAAAAGTTAAGAGGTCCAAAGTATGGTGCAGTGATTTTGGATGAAGTCCAAAGCATGAAGGCATCGGTATGTAGGACATTGGTCGTAGACATTCTAGAACCAGCAACAATGGATTTGGATGGAACCATCAACGCGTTTTTCACACCTAGTGCGTCGGCAGCAGGATATGCATATGACATTGACCATGTGGATGACGCATGGGAGAGACACCATTGGACAATGCTTCACAACCTTCATCTTCCTCGTGCAGGAGAGTGGCTTGCACAGAGGAAGTCAGAGAATCATTGGACAGATGACACGCCAGTTTTCCGCAGGGAGTATCTTGGAGAGTGGATACATGATCAGGAAACACTCGTTTATGGGTTCTCTCCGACACGGAATTTATGTGAACCGAGTCCGGACAGCAACCTGGAAAGCTTTGTTCTTGGCATCGACCTCGGATTTGTGGATGCGTCTGCATTTGTCATTCTTGGATTTTCAGAAGACTCTCCAGATGTTTATGTGGTACACAGCGAGAAGACTTCAGGGCTTACAACAGAAGATATCGCAAGGAAGATTCACATTTTAGTAGACAGATTTGATCCTGTCCGTGTAGTTGCAGACTCTGGAGGACTAGGAAAGATGATTGTGGAGGAACTGAACAAGCGCTACGAGTTGAATGTCTGGCCTGCAGAGAAGTCAAAGAAATTGGATCATATTACACTCATCAACTCTGATTTTCAGACAGGACGTTTATTGATTGAAGAGACTCCTTCTACTGAGCCTCTTAGAGATGAACTGACACTTCTTGAGTGGAACCTCGCAGAAAAAGAAAAAGGCAGGTTCATTGAGAGGGATGACCTAGAGAATCACTGTTCAGATGCAATGCTCTATGGATGGCGGGAGTGCATGCACTATTTGCATCGAGAATCAAATCCAGTTCCTGAATCAGGATCTCCAGAATATTTCAGGAAGTTTGAAAAGGAACTAGAAGCAGAGTGTTTGAAAAGTGTCGAGGATCCTGAACCAGAGTGGTTTGAGGTGAATGTTGAAGAATCAGTTCATTACATTTAGAGATGGCAGAGACTAAGGAACAATTCCGGAAGCGTGCAGACCTAGCACAACAGGCAAAGATCAATGTTGTAAAGGGTATCCTTTCTGGCACCTATGGTCTTCCTAGTGACATAGTCGAGCTTTTCTCTGGTGCATTCGTGCCAGGCAAAGCAGAGAAGGCATTGAGGACAAGACCTCCGGGTGTGCCTCCAGATAAACCTGTGGAGGTGCCGGAGGGTGTGGCACCACGTCCTGAACTCCGTCCTGAACAGATTGGTGTGCCAAAAGTCAAGTACACCAGTGCAGACTTGGCACGAAGGATGGGATTGGATCCAGATGCTCCAGAGACCCTCATCGCGCAGTTACTTGCTCCAGATCCATTCGTAGGACTCAAGGCCAAAAAGTTAGCAGCACTTGCAGAGGGATTCGGATTCCTGGGTGCGCTAGGATCGATAGCACAGCTTGGAAAACGTGCAGACAAGATGAAGTCCGCAGGGAAATCCTCAGAGGAAATTGCTGCGGCACTGAATGTGACAGAGGCACCCACAAAATCCGGATGGAAGAAACTTCCTGAGAAACTTCCGGTGCAGGCGTTTGGAGGAGAACGTGTGATGCTGAAGCGCACCCTCCAGCAGCAGATCATGGCATCAGATGCAATGAAGGATCTGCGGAATTACATGACCGAGGAGGAGTTGTTGATGCTCACTCCTGACACCATCGAGGCAATTGAGACGATTGCAAGAACAGGAAAAACACGGACAGGAAAACCAATCACAATCCTTGGAGGACAACAGATTCCACGATTGGAGAAGGAGGATCTCAGCGCACTAGCATTTGCAGGGCGTTTCAAACAGGGTTGGTATCGACATGGTGCAGAGCAACTCCAGAATGTCTTTGGAGAAGACACTGAGCGGTTCATTGCACTGCTTGCTGCAACGTCTCCACGAACCTCTGTGGAGATGAACCTGGAAAACGCCCTCCGGGTTTGGCGTACATGGACCGACGCAGGAAGACCCACAGATTCCAAGGAAATCCGCAGGATCATGGGAAAAAGTGTTGTAGGCACCGGCACCGAGAAATCTGTGATGAACGTATGGGTGAACAACTCGGTCACTGCACTCACTGCAAAGGATCCGACTGTGATTGAACTCTCAGGTCCAAAGGCAGATTCATTCATGCGGAACCTCCTGTCTAATCTTGATGAGGTCACTCTTGACACCTGGCAGGGACGTGCGTATAACCTCTTGCAGGAGGTCTTTGGAGGAAAGATATTCAAATCCACAGAGGGTCGTGGAGTCAAAAGTCCAGGGTACATCCTGAGTGCTGCGGCAACCAGGCGTGCAGCAGATTATCTCTCAAAAAGGACTGGGACCACCTGGAAACCTGCCGAGGTGCAGGAAACAGTCTGGAGTTTTGTGAAGGCACTCTATGAAAAGCGCAGATCTCCTGGAGGACGTGCAAAATCGATGGACGAACTCTATCTGGAACTATCTCCGAATGAGATTGCAAATGTTCCAGATTTTGCTAGTCTGATACGAACAGATAAATATGGATCCATTCTAGAAGGAACTGAATATGGAAGACGCATCAGCAGTGTTGAACAGTTTCAACCCTCGGCAGAAGCGTATGCTGCGACACCTTACCGAGGGTTCAGAACCGATATTGAACGAGCTGTTGGTGGACTCGAACAGCAATACCGAGCCACTGACACCACAAGAATCGCAAAAGCCATCCGAGACAAAATCCACCGAGGAATTGTCGCAGATAGAACTGGAACTGGTGCAGTCAAGCGGGCTTTCACCTCAGAAAGTGCGCGAAATCCTGGACTGGAATTAAGAGGTCTTGGCAAGGTCGTCCGGCACAATCTCTCCAAGCAGGATCAAGGACGCCTCAACTCTCTAGGCGTCTCCACACCTGATTACTACGAACTTCCTCAGACCATTGAGGCAGCAAATGTTTTTGAACAGTCCATCAAGCGTTCAAAAGAGCAAAATCCGTTTGGTGCTTCTGTCTACGTCTACACTCCTGCCGAATACCAGCATAAACGCCTTTTTCTAACCAAAGACGGTAAGACCGGATTTGCGGTTGCAGATGATGGAGACATCGTCTCAGTCTTCAATACCAAAGGTTCCGGACGGCGTGCCTCGACAGTGTCAATGCTGCTCCTTGCAGTCGAGAATGGAGGCACCAAGCTGGACGCATTCGACACAATCCTTCCTCAATTATATAGCAGCGTCGGATTCCGTCCGTCCTCGCGAACGGCATGGAATGATGACTTTGCTCCTCCGGAGTGGAACAAGGAACTGTTCTCTGACTACAATCAGGGAGAACCTGATGTGGTGTTCATGCACTATGATCCCGAATCCACAGAGGTGTTTGAGCAACTCAGTGGACCCTACAATCCAGAGGATCAGGTACGGACAAGCCTGTTGCGAGATGAGTATGATGATGCCGTTGCACTGCAAGCACAGAATGTTGTGGAATCCCAACAGAGGTTCCAGAAACTCAAACGATTCCCAGGTGAGCAGGCAGAGCGTCTAGGGTTTGAAATCCCAAAGGCACCGTGGAAGGTGGAAGAACGATCCCTGGTTCCTGCTGCTGCCACTCAGGTTGCAGCAGATCAGATAATCGAAGGACTTCCATTGAGCAGGATCCAGGAGTTGACTCCTGAACAATCCCTCATTGGAGGAGGATCAATGCTGCCTCCTGGACCAACCTTCACCTCTCCTGCACTCAATGCCGTCAGAGAGGTTTCCAAGGATGCACTTCCTGCAAAGCAGTGGCTCCGGCAGCTTCAAGGACGAGGAGTCAAAGAGGATGAAATCGAGTGGACCGGAGTTGGAGACTGGCTCAAATCCCGGAAAGGGAATGTCTCAAAGGCAGATCTTGAGGAGTATCTGGATGCAAATCAGATTCAGATTCAGGAGGTGGTGTATGGGAATCCATACGACATACGCGCAGACCTTTTTGCAGCACCTCCGGAACCTACAAAATTCTCTGATCCTGCATACCAACTTCCAGGAGGAGAGAACTACCGGGAGCTGGTGCTGACTTTGCCAACTCCAGAAAAGGCCACGTTTGATCCTAATAAGGTGACTTTTTTAAGAGATAGGCGCTCGGTAACTCAAGGCACCGTTAAAATCTTTTATGATGGAAAAGAACTTGGTAATTTTGGTGATAGAATTAACCTCATGCCAGATGGCTCCTACCAGGGATATAATGATACTGAAATCATAGAACTAGCAGAAAGAAGACTTAAAAATTATCCAGAAGATATACATGGAGAAAATGTCATATCTGGAGCATTCCGTGGAGGACACTACGATGAACCAAACATTGTTGCACACATCCGCTTCAATGAGAGAGTGGATGCAGACGGCAACAAGGTTTTGTTTATTGAAGAAATCCAGAGTGATTGGGCGCAGAAAGGACGTGATCAAGGGTTCAAGAGTCCTGAGCAGACGAAACGGATGGAAGAGGCAAGACGACGTAGGGAGGCGATTATGGAGTCCTTGCATCCACTAGAGACGGTAAGGAGATGGTCGGATCCCAAGGATCTCTCTCCAGAGTTGCTTGCAGAGTATGATCAGTTGACAGATGAAATCCATGAACTCAAAGGAGGAGTTCCAGAAGCACCCTTCATCATGGATACAAATCAGTGGGTTGCACTTTCACTGAAGCGCATGGTGCGATGGGCCGCAGACAACAAGTTTGACAAGATTGGCTGGACAACCGGAGCGCAGCAAGCCGCACGTTATGATTTGAGCAAACATGTTTCCGCACTCCATTATGATCCAGAATCTGGGCATCTGGTTGCTTATGGACTAGATGAGAGACGCTATCGACCAGAACTTCATGGGCAACGGGTACCCTTGGTGGATAAGATGGTTCCAAAGTCAGAACTGTCACAACATATTGGAAAAGAAGCAGCAAGAAAACTTTTGGAAACTGAATCTGTACCATTGAAATACGCAAAAGGAACCACACGAGGTGAGCAAGGAGAGAAAATCCTTGGCAGATATCACATGCTTGAAGACCAGGAACTCGAAATTGGCGGTGAGGGCATGAAAGGTTTCTACGAT